GCATTGTTGATGTTACTAGGCGCACAACCCTCGGCAATGTCAATACCGTCTATGTCGGTGTTATTGCCTGGAGTTGAGGAAAACTCAGAGATCTTTGTCTTTGCCATGATTACTCCGCTAAGAGCGACGGTGTTGCATACGCGCCTGCTGTGTACGCTCCAGCACTTCTAGCGCCTACTGCTGCGCTTCCTGTAATCTGATTAACCCTACGTTGTAACTCTGCCATCATGCTATCGTCTTGCAACGCCCTTCTAACAAGGTCAGGATCTGTTTGCACAAGAACCTTTGCAACCTGTTCACGCTCTGCCTCTGAAAGATTCTGTGTTTTGCTACTTAGGATTTTACGGGTTACGTTCAACAAAGCGAAGGGATCGAGCCTTGCGGCGTTAAATAGCTCTTGAGCAGATACATCAGAACCTATCCTTTGGGCTTGCAAAAGAGTTGGTGCGGTTTGAGAACCACCTAAAACATTTGTCGCGGTTTTCTGAGATTGCGCCGCTAGACCTATTTTTCGCTCTATTTCGGCAAGAGAATCTTGCGGATATATAGCTTTTAAGATTCTTGCCTCTTTGCTCTCTGGGTCAGCAAGCGTTGACATCAAACTCTTACGTTGTCCCGTAGTGAACTTGTTACGGAGGGCATCCATAACGCCAGACCTATAAGCCTGAAGTTGCTGAGGATTGTAATTCTGAATGTCTAACTCAACTTGATCCGCGCTCTTAGTGAACGCTTTTCTACCCTCAGCAAACGATTCTCTTGTTTGACGCAATGCCTGCGCTCCGGCCCTAGCCCTTGCTAATGGCTGTGAAGCTACGTCTAACTCTTTCTTGATAGCTCCCTCAAGGTCAGCAAGGATTCCTCCGTAATTACCTTGCCCAGCCCTGTATGCCTCGGCAGCAGCATCTCTAAGCGAACGCCTTGCAATCTCAAAGTCTTGAAGCGTTGCGCCTTTATCAAACCTAACATTACCGTCCACAACCTCAAAAAATGCTTTCTTGCCCGTTTGAGCCTGATAGTCTCGGTTGATATTTTTAACTACATCAGGAACGCGCTTTATAGCCTCACCAAAGGCTAAAGTAAGTTCCGGAGATATAACACCACCTTGTTGGAACGCGGTTTCATAAGCCTGCCTTTCTGCTGCTCGTGCTGCATCGTCACTCATCTTCATTTGGCGCAAAACACTTCTGTTAACACCAGGAGTTAAATCTGACTGCAATTGCTTCTGCGCTGTCCTACGGAGTTGTTCCGGTCTTGTAGTTAACGCATCTCGAATCACATTTCCAGCCTCTCCACCCTGGGAGTACAAAGCGCGTACAGCAGTTCTTAACGTCTCGTTCTCGGCCATAATTTCGCCGCGAGCAATCCTGTCTACAATCTCGTCGTTAGTTAAACCGCTTGTCTTGGCAAGACGCTGGATTTCTGTTTCCACTGCCCTGCTACCGCGCCCGCCCATGTTGCGCCTAGCCCAGTCTGTAACCCTGTCAGCAGTGAACCCAAGTCCCTCAACCGCTTTCTGGAATACAGGCCCAAGAACCGCACCAGTTGCAGCACCAGTAAGACCACCGGCAGCGCGCTGAGAGAGATCTCCTTCTGCCGATAGAAAGCCAGAAGCTAAACCTTGCGCCCCACTGGTAGCCATTGATCTACCAAGCGTTGCAGGGACGGACGCGCCGCCAGTAAAAGGTGCAAAGGCTAAACCCGTTCCGGCAGCACCTAATAACTCAGTTGCCGTTGATTCGATGGGGTTTGCTTGTTGATAGGCTTTGATCTTGGTTCTGATCTCGGATAGAACTTCGTCATACGGTCTGCCAGTCCACTTAGAGACTATGCCAGCCTCCATTTCATCAGAACCGCCCATCGTAAGACCTTGAGCAAAAGAGCGGATTCTTTGTGATGCGGGTTCTTTTTGCGCTTGAGCTAGCGCAGCTTGATAGGCTTGTTCGTCGGTCAACTCTTGCTCAGATTCAACTCTAAACCTACCCTGACCAGGAATCTCTACGCTGTATCGGTTCATTAGGGCATCCTTGATACTTTAACGCCTGGTGGTAAACCAGCCCCGCCGCCAGATTTGAGAGACTGAAACTTACGACGCAATTCATCGCCAGTGTTTGCATACAAGGGTGAGGTCTGTCTAAAGTTTTCTAATGCCCGATCTTGTTCAGCCTTGGCAGCCACCGGATTGGTTTCAATCATCTTTGAGTTCTGCTGCACCCACTTAGACGCAAATTCAGCATCAGCAAGTTGACGCTCAGACTTAGCGCGAAGAGCATCAAGAATAAGCCGGTTACCTTCTACAGACTTAGACAATTCTGGAGATGATTTGGCAATAAATGCCAAGTCTTTGTCGGTCGGGTTCGCACCAAGAGACTTAACCTGAGGAAGGACAAGCTGTGCCGTCGCCGATTGAATTGCCTCAATACCAGCAGTTTCGGCAACCTTAAAGTTGGGGTCTATTGCTTGACCTATTCTGTTAAGCGCAGCCCTTGATTCAGCGCCGAATCCAGTTCTTACGCCTGCATCCAAGAATCCTGTAAGTTGATTAACAACACCAAGCGTCTGCCTTGCGTTGTTAGCAGCATTTTGAGTGGATTCGTAACTAGAATAAACACCCTTTCCAAACTCGCTTTGCGTTGGGACATTGACACCAACATTTGTTGCGCCCGCCCGTTTAGCAACAATGACACCATTCTCCCAGACTTTTCTCCTCTGTTCTTCCGTCAACTTGTTTACTTGGTCAGTCCCAAATTGTGACATTGCATAATTTGCAGCCTCGCCAGTAAACTTAGAGCCGGTTCCATCCATAATTCTTTGTAGCTGAGTGGTTGCTGCGTTTTTGTTGTAAGCAAAAACACCGCCTTCAGTCTGCAAAATCCCCGTTTCGGTTTTCTCAGGGACGGTGTAAACCACTTCATTAGTGGTCGCGTCCATAACAACATCCCCAGGCTTGTAAACCTTGGTTTGTCGTTGCGTGAACTCTTGGATGCTTTTCCCAATGGGGATAGCCGTCATTGGTGATATGCCAGCAGCAGTAGCCCTTTGTAAGAATTGGCGCGGGTCAAACTGCGCTGGCCCTGTAGCAACAGAAGGTGTTCTCATCTCCATGCGCTCAAGATCTGTAAATTCTCGCTGAGGGGCAACCATCGCGCCTTCGATTAACCCAGGCAACGTTTGTTCTGCTCTTTGCTTCTTAGCCATTTCGCTAAGTTGCAAGCCCATCACCTTGTCCTGCACCGCTTGCTGCACCGCACCACGGTAGGCTTGCTGTCCTGCTTGTAGACCTTGGGCTACAAGTTCGCCTGTAGACCTGCGAACTGGACTTCTTCCTGATCCTGCAAGTAAGGTAAGGCCGAGGTTTAGCAACCCTTGGTCTTGCGCTTGCTGCCTTAGTTTTTCCTGTTCGTCTGCGCCCAATAAACCTCCCATATAGGAAGGCATCTGACCAAATACGCCACCAAGGAAGTTACTAGTTGACACTGTTATCTCCCAAGCAAACCAAGCAATCCACCAGCAGCAGCGCCAAGACCTGTGCCTAAACCAGGAACCATGCTACCTAGTTTTGCCCCAGTAAGAGCGCCACCAAGTGCGCCAGCAAGCGGGTTAGAGTAAGTTGGCTGGATGGTCTGCTGACCCATAGGTGCGCCATACGCAGAACTCAAGAAACTCTGTAAGTTCGAGTAAGGCTGTTGTTGTTGGTAGTTAAACTTCTGGATTGCGTCTGCAAGCGCCGCTTGTTGGTACTGTTCTGCCGTCTGACCAACTTGTGCTAGTTGTGCAATATCCGTGTAGTCCTGTGCCGCCATGCCTGGAGCAGCACCAATCGCAGCCTGTTGTCTTGCTCGTTCTTGCTCGTACAAGTTAGCACCCAAGCCAAGCGCAGACATCTGCCTTGCTCGCTCATCTCCGTAATTCTGATAAGCAAGTTGTCCTGCCTGACTGGTTAGCGCATTTGCTAGCGCACCTTGTGCCCTTGCTTCTTGGCTCATAAGGGCTTCGTTTGTTCCGTAACGTCCAGAGGCAGAAGCCTTAGACCGCATTTGATTGATAGCGTCCTGATAAGCCTGAGAAGCCTGCGTAAACCCAGGCTGTAATGCTTGAGTTAAGTAAGGATTAGGCCCAAGGAAACTACCACTTAACGTGTTTTTCAGAACAGGGTTAAATTCACTCTTAAGCGTTGCCGCTTGGCCCCCGCCAATCTGACTTGCAAGCTGTTGTTGCGCCAAAGGTACAAGCGGGTTGCCTTGCATAGCCCTTGTCTGCATGGCAGAAAGCGCAGCCTGCGTCTGTTGGGATGGGCCAATGTAGGTTTGACCTGTATAGGCTTGTGGGCCTCCAGTAGCGTAGAGACGTTGAGCCTCAGATAGACCGTATTGGACATAAGGGGCTTGAGACGGATCTAATTCCGTCCTCGTCACCGTGTTTGTTGAGCCACCAGACATATCAAACCTCTCTTACCCACTTACGGGGTCGAAAACCTAACGCCTTAGCTTTGCGATCCCAGCCTTTACGCCACGAATCAAAGCTGATAGTCCTTGCGCCACCTTCTCTCGCAAGAACGAGAACATGATCCATGCCTGCATCAAAATCTCCCTTGCCATAAGCGCACCAAATATGCAAATTATCGCCGATAGGCTGAAGAACAACAAACCCGCAAGGATAACTGTCCTCAAAGTACATCCAAAGAAGTGATCTTCCCGCAAAACAGTCTGCGTAAATGTCCTCCGGTATCCACTGCTCCGGACTTTTCTTGAGAATGACCTCCAGTCCTGCCCTAACGAACGGCCAAATCTTCCTAAGCTCTTCGGGCTTGATGTATCTTGCATTCATCCAACCACCACATACCCGTAGGTCATGTTTGATGTCGAGTTTGGGTAATGCGTAATCGTTGCGCTGCCATTCGTTACGTTAGAAACGTAAATAAGAGGGCCGTCTGATATGTGCTGCATAGTCAGAATAACTGAAGGAGTAGCCGGTCTTGTCGGGCTTGACTGTGGCCCTATGTATTCAAGCCTAACCTGAGTGCTTGCTGCTGCCCAGATAAGTTCAACGTAGTCATTGGCCGCAAGATCAACAAAAAGGTTCAGCGCTGCAATCAAATGCCCGTCTGTACCACCGTGAGAATTAGGAATCGAGAATTGCGAATTAGAGTTTGATAGATCTGTGCCGTTTTTTCTCAACCATAGGTCAGCGTCATGGATCTGCGTATCTGCGTTTGCAAACTGCACAGAAAACTGAAGGTTGTACTTCCCAGCCGCCCTAACGTTGATTCGACTGGAGTTGGAAATATAGACGTTGTTGCTTAAGTCAGTGTTTGAAAACGTAACCGCATACGATGCAGTCGTGCTTGCAGCCGTTTGGTCGTTAACGTCATAAAACGAGCCAAAGGGCAATCCGCTTACATAGGCGTTGGCAGAGTAAGGGATAAGAATAATCTTGCTCTCTACCCCTATCCTAGCGTCCGTAATCGTGGTTGTGGTGGCGTTTCCTGTGTTGAGCGTTACTGTTCCGGTGTTATTCGTCTTACCGTCCATGATGCCACGGACGATCTCAGCAACGGCTCTTTGATCGCCACCAAACGGAGGTAGCGTACGGAAGATCATCGCATACCCTGCGGGGTTAGCGTTACATCTAATCCCACAGCAGCAGACCAAACGCCTGTAGGTATGGCTTTCACTCGATGATAAGTTCCTGCTGAACGCAAGCCAATACGGTTATCGGTATTAGCCGAGTAGGTCTCGCCAGTAAAGTCGGTCTGTTGGTTAAGCCTACGCCTAGAGTTCACCTGTACGGAACACGAGCCACCCTCAACAACAGGTCTAATAAGCGTCATCACTGAAGGCATGTCGTTTAAGGCTAAATCAGGCGTGACAATGTTTGCTGTCAAAGCAGATCCAGAGAAGGCGACAATCTTTTCGCCTAACGTACCTGTCAGTAAGTTAGATGTAACCGTGTACCCAAATGAGTCTAGGCTTGCAGGGAGCGCGTCTAAGCTACCGTATACGTCTAGCTGCTCTAACGTGAGCCCAGAGGACGAAGTTGTCGTTATGGCGGTCGAAGAGGCGATCGTGTCTACGTTGGCAATGGCATAAGACCACTTAGACAAGTTAAAGTTGTAGATCAAAAGCGCAGTTGTCTGATTGACGGTCTTAAAAGCCCAGATAACAAGGTTCTTAAGCGGGTCTACAGCAGCCGACATCGTTGCAAGTTGAGAAATATCAACCTGCGAAAAGAACCATCTATCGACCTTTTCTACGGAAATAGACTTAACTTCTTGCCCGTTAGTGACGTAAAACCCGTCGTCAGACAAAAAGAAACTCGACCCGCCGTACTGGATGATCGAGTTCGGCTCAAGACAGCCAAGACCCCGTGAAATCGTATCAAACTGAAAAACAAGCGGACTACCAACATACGACATCCGCACTACCGCGCGATCCATGAAAACAATACCGTACTCACCACCAGTCAAACCCTTTACATGCCCACCGTCTGGGATGTCCTGGTAGTCAGACTGTGTGGTTGCCGATGGTGTCCAGTCTGTCTCATCACCTAACGCGCACCATTCAACGCGATTAGGGTAGATTGTTGATCCGTTATTGAAGCCTGCAACTACAAAGTCTCTGACCGTGGTTACATACCTGGACTTAGGCGCAGCAACACCAAGGTCTACAAAGGCCGTGGACGAACCCATGAGATAACCCTGAAGCCTGTCACCACCGTTGGCCGCGATCACTCGATTGCCGAATTGAGTAAAGCGCCACTTCTGATCTGAAGGCGTTGTATAACCACCTGCCTTAGAAACATTAGTAAGGTTGAGGTTTGTCTCTAGCTTGAATAACTTGGTATCACCACCTGAAAAAACAGTTACCGCTTCGCTAGGGGCGGCGGCAGCAACAACGGCATTCAAGACCTCAGAGGCAGCATTCGACCACTCAGAAGGCGAAGATATAGGGCCATAACCAACTTGCTGAGGAATAACGTTCTTAGCGTCTACAAGCGCACCAGCAACCCCAGGTTGATCCGGTAGCCACTCGCCAAAGTTCACTCTCATCGCTTCGCTACCGTCATGGTTAGCGGCACACCTGAATACTGACTCTCTTCGTCAGACCTTGTTAGCGAGAAGATCGCGCGATCATAAAGCGTACCCCAGGTTTGCAGCCTGGGATCGTTCATCAGGTAAGGTTCTGCTTCACCTAATGACGCGTAGAGAAGTGCGTCCGGACAGGTCGTAAGCCAGAGATTTGACGTGTTGCTTGTAGAAAGAAACGCAGGCGCGGCGTAGTAGAGGATCTTGATCGTGTAAGTGCTGTCAGGAATTGGGGCAAACTGAATCGTAGTCCCAAGGATGGTATAGAAAGCCGGTACACCACTTTCGTTCGTCCTACCGTTCCGAATGAAGATGCTCGGCGTTGAGAACGTAATAGGGAAGTCGGGGTCAGAGTCAACGTACACATCCCTTGCTTGCAAGAAGTCACTAGGGATGTTAATTGTCGAGACTCCACCGGTCGCCGTAACCGATGCTTGCGTAAGCATTTGCCGCAAGCGTAAATCTCTACGGAGTCGAATCTCTGCGAGTTGGATGAAGTCAGGGATCGCGGAAGTAAGATCATCTCGCGAGAGATAGTTAGCTATCGTTGTTTGTAGTTCGCTGTAGGTGCTTAGGGCCATATTCGACATCGCTCCACCGGTATTCGTGCGTCCCGATGTGTCCTATTTCGAGGCTCAATTCGTGATCCACGAAAGTCTTTATCCCGTGGTCTAAGGCTTTCACGCAAAAATGCACATCTTCGCCAATTAGACCACCCGCCCCCCATACTACATCAAACCAAGGCTGCGGCATAGCCTCAAACACAGACTTATGGGTTAGCACAACCCCAAAACCTACAGCAGTCACCTCTTCGATACCATTCTTTCCTCGACTCTCGATCTTCTCGAAGATCTCTTTATCCTCGTGAAAGTTGATCGCTGTCGGTAAAACTGGCTTACGTCTGGTGACTGCATTAACCCCAACGATCTTTTGCCCGTGCGCTAACAGTCGTTCTAACGTGTTCTTTGGGAACCTCATATCAGAGTCCACCCAAAGGATATACTCAGCACCGTCTGCTAACGCTTCTTTAGCTAATGACTCTCTTTGACTAAAGATGAGTGTTCCTGGTGCTGTGTACAAGAGGAACGATCCGCCTGTTGTCGCACATCTATTAGCCCCGTCGTATGCTGCCAGACGAGCCATATCAAAGGCCGTCCCCGTCATCATCGTGTCCCGACATGGGACACAAAAGGCTATCTTCATACTTTCCCTGGTCTAGTTCTGAAGTGTCTGTTTTCTGGGTCGTTCATCCACGCCCTGAATTTCTTTTCGTCTGCGACAGCAAAGCCTCGCATGATCCCTTGTTTGTTTAGGTCGTCAACCACCGCAAAGGGTAGTTGAGCGTATCGAGTCCACTCACCCCAACGCTCGCGCTCATCTGTTGCGTTATAGAGTGCTTTGTTCTGCTCGACAATATCCGTTATGTCTTGAGTTCGCTCAAAGACATACTGGCCGTCGGTTGCATGAAATTTAGTTTTGAGCATAAAAAAAGGGAGGTTGTTACGCCTCCCTCTTTTTTACCACAGTTTTTGTTACGCTG